ACAAACTATATAGTCCTGAGCTAGTCTGTCCGTTGCGGTTTCTTTTTGTGACGTCCGAAGACTCGTATAGTTTTTTAAAATTTGATCCACCTTTATCTAATGCGTTTGAAGTAGATCCCATCATGCATTTACCTACTATTTTTCTACCTAATCTTAACGTTGTTTTCGTAACCCTCCAGTTGTTGAGGATGTTGTCTGGTCTCTCCCATTTACCCGATTCATCGTGGACGAGGAGCTTGAGTTTCTCTCCATCATAGGAGTTGTCTCCTGTGTTCTTCCAGTCGATTGTGGTGTCAAGACCCGCCTGTAAATCTTCCGTTGTTTCTTTAATGGAATTACGCGTGAGCCTTTTCGAAGGTACTTTGTATGATAATTCCGTCTTTGGACGTTCCATTCCGTCCTGTATTGGTTTAAAAAAGAAGGGGTAATTGATCGATATGGGTACAACTTTATCAGTGAACATTTTCTTAGCATCAGCTCCAGACTTGGAGAGTATTCCAAACCTAGCATCTCTTGAAATTGTTGCCTGGTTAACTGTGTCGGATGATGCCATGAAACTAAATCCAGACCGTCTGTTCTTAAGATAGCACATTCCGTAACACCTACTGTCCGATTTACAAGCCTCCCAGAATATGTAGAATAACCTGTTTGATTCTCGAAAATCTGCTGACCCCACGTCAATTTTAGTCCACTGCAAGTACATGTACTGAGAACCAGTAATATAAGTAGGAACGCCGTTACTATAGAACCAATAGCCTTCTTCGCGACGAACAAACTCTTTGTTAATGTACTCGTACCATTTTTCTTTAAACTCGACTGGTCTTTCGTTCCAATCATAAACTGTTTTTATTTTATTTAATTCAGATGGATACTCTAAAACTTTCCAACGTTGTTCTTCTTTCTTCTTAGAACACTTGTACACGTCTTCAGCTAACGGAAGAGCTATTAATAGGTTTTGTATATTATATATTTCTCCTATTTGCCCTGTTTTGCTTATGACAACTATGTCGTGCTCTTTATTGTATCCGTATTCCCATTTCTTAAGCCTATTCATTCTACTTAGAACGTTTGGCTTTATATGGTCTTCTACTATATAGTATAGATCCTGCTTGTACATTATCTAGATCTTCCTTCTGCAAAACCTTTAAACTCTTCGGCTTTAATGGCACTAGTTTTTGGTTTGTCGTTTAAAAGATCTTCTTCTGATTCTATTCTAGCTAATATTTCAAAAGCATCAAATATAGCAAGTTTCTTTGTAGCGGCAGCGTTTTTAAGTCTGTCAGCAGAGATATCATCTTCTGAGTCAACGATCTTTTCTTTTGCTACCTTTATAAGTTCTTCAACTGCTATTTGCCCAGCTTGGATTATATTCAGTTTCGTTTCCTTTATTTTCATATTTAATTAAAATGTCATTGGGTTCCATACAGTATAAAACCTGGTCATCAATTAAAAACTCAAACTCTCTGTTTTTCTTAAATCCAACCAAATCACCTTCATTCATTTTAAGAGCTTCTAAGACACTGTTTCCGTATTTTACTATACCAACACATTCTTTTAGCTTACTTAAGTTAGAACCATCTTTATCAACAACTGGCTTGACGAAGCAGTACTCTTTCAACGTCTTCCAGCTGTCACCTACTTTTTTCATGTATATCTGATCTTCAGATGCAAAATACATATCATCTTTGAAATATTTTCCGCTGTTTACAGATTTACCTTTTTGATTGTAGTATCTTCTAAATATATTGTGATGCACTATAACTTTGTCACCTTTCTTGAGTTCTGTTTCAAACGCTAAAGGTACGGCAATTATCTCCGCTTCTCTATTAACAAACTTATGACTAGAGATACTAGAGTTAATTATTAGCTTTTTATTACCAATACTTAACTCGTTATTGTATCTTTTGCCTATAGGTTTAATTATGAACTGATAAACACTGTTCATTAATACTCTAAATCGTATTCAACAGATATTGCCATGTTGCTATTAAATTTCTTCCAAGGAAGAATTTCATCGTGCTTTTTTATATATATATTATAAGAGTCGTCTTTATCCTGAAATAATATATCAGAGATAGTGTGACCGCCGTAGACTTGTTGACCTACAGCGTAGTGCATAGCTTCGTTTTTATAATCAGAACCTATACTTATTTTTCTTATAATGTTATTGGTCATTACTCTTTTTCAATAGTAGTGTAAGTACCATCTTCAATGTTTATATTGATAGCACCATAGATATCTTCTAGTTCTTTTTTGTACTTTTCGATATCCTCAACAACGCCAGCATACTCATGTAGCAAGCTGTGTTTTTGCGTTTCAACATAGCCGATATTAGTTAAAGACTTATTTAAGTCTTTCTGGTGGTTTGTAATTACCTCTAACTGCTCTTCAGTGATTTTACTTACTTCTTTACTTTCTACTTTTTTCATTTGATTTGATTTAATTGATTATTGGTTATTGTTATTGTTATTGTTATTTATCTAATAGCTAGCAATCCTGATGCTGGAGTTCCAGCCGCTGCAAGATTAACGCCAGTACATAGTACGTCTAGAAAAGTTCCAGCAGTTACACCTGCAAATTTAACTTCAGTTGAATCATTAAGTAAAGTTAAAGTTATGTCACCTCCAACTCCAACGTATAAAGCCGCTGGGTTTTGTGTAAAATTAGTGCTAGGTAATTCTAAATTAGCAACAGCTGGAGTGTAAGTTATATCTCCACTAAGCGCAGGTTGGTAGTTTGATTCATAAACATACCAGGCTCCAAAAGCGCCACTTACGTCGTCAGATGTAAATGTTCCCGCAAACACAACGGTTTGACCTACCTTATCAATAGAAGTAACTACTACAGTCTGTGGGGTTAAGCTAGCTGGTGGTATTACTGTAAAGTAATCTCCTACTTCGGTTTGGCTATTAACAACGGTGCCTCCACTGTAACTCAAAGTAACAGAAGCCGTATCAGAAGGCCCACCTATATTGTATGCGTCTTCAGTTCCAGATAATATAGATATAGATCCAGAAACGTAACTACCAGTTTGCACAGATCCAACGTTAAACGATGATATTGTAAAACCCGTTGCACTTGCTTCTGTTATTGCTCCAGACGCTCCTTGTAGTCCAAAATCTAAACCTCCATTGTTTGTTGTAAAATTAGAATCAAACGAAATAACATCACCTACAGTGTATCCACCAACTGGATTCACACCACCGTTACTGTTGTCTAAAGATATAGTAGAAGCAGTTGTGTTGATGACGGCTCCAACATAAGTTCCGTTATTTCCAAAGCTACTAGATAGCGTTTCATTACTAAATGTAATTGTTTTTCCAGCTGCAGAATTAGGTCCTTGATCTACTATAGTTATACTTTCTACTGTTCCATCTGCTGCTGAATTTACTTGGTATAAAGCTCCAGATGTAGGTCCTAGAGTGTTTCTAACTGCTGAACCAGTAAATGTTCCGCCGTCTGAATAAACAATAGCACTTGAACTAGCTGGTAAACCTGTTACCGTGCTGGCTAAAGCAGCGTTTGTTAATAATACAGTTTCAGCTTTCAATGTTGAGGCTAGTAGAAGATCAACAGCGCTTGTAGTGAATGGTGTTTGATTTGTGTTATACATATTTTTTTATTTTACCTTGTCTTTTATTTTCTCGTACGTTCTTAATCCGCCAAGCCCGAGCATTCCTAGCAATACTGTCATTAAGTGTTCCATTTGTAAAGCCGGAGGAGCGTCAGCTGTTTTGGTTGCCCATATAAATAAATCTCTAATTATAAAATTATATGCTAATGCAAATCCGCAAATCCAACCTATAAAAGGTCTCCAACCTGCAACAAACAAGGTTCTATGTGAAGCTTCAGCTAGATTTATTTTGGTTTGAAGTTCTATTAATTTTTCAGGATCTAATTCTTTTCCTTTAATTGCTTCTCTTATTTCCCAAGCTAAACCTCCAGCTACAGACTTCCTACCTTCACCTCCTTTTAAAAGACCTAGTAGTACTTTCCACATTTAGTTATGATTTAGCTCTTCTAGCTCTTTCAGCTGCTCTTTCTTGAGGAGTTCCACTGGTTAGCCTTTTATAAGCAGCAGCGTTTACAGCTTGTCGCTCTTTAAAAGATTTGCTTTCGGTTCCAGTTCTAGGATCGTTTGGATTAGATTTACTATTGAACAAAGTAGAGTCTAATCCTAGTTTTTTACCAGTTTTTGGATCTATTTTTCCATTGTAATTTAAGCCACTTGCTTTGTCATCTACCGGCATCGTGCTAAGTAGGTTCTTAGCGTGTTTTTTCATCCATGATTCACTCATAATATTGTTTTTTTAGTTATGCGTTATTATATGCTTCTTTTTCCCAAGGAAGATTTTTATCACCTTCTTTCATTGAAGCTCTTGAGTATTTTTTATCTTCCCAGTAGACGTTATTATCATCGTAATTCAGCCTACCATCTTTCATCTGTTGTATATGCACCTTCTCGTGGTCAACAACATCTTGTATTTTTTTAGGATCTTTGATGTCTTTATTAATGACTATAGTACCATTATTATTAGCTTTACCTAATACGCCATCTTCCATATCTATACTATAGATAGGAGTGTTATCATTGCTGTAAGGCGCACCTTTCATTATAAAGCCCATAAATTATTGTTTGTAAGGAAAAACTTTATTTAAAGTTTCTTTTCTTTGTTGACAGCCGCAAGGTATATTAAGACCATCAGAAACTTTATCTACAAACGTTTTAATTCCTGTAGCTTTAGTGAATTTTTCTATACTGTCTCCTAATCCTTGTGATTCCATTTACTTTTTTTTGGTATACTTACAACCAACTTTTTTAGCTGGTGAACCCATATCTTCTTCCATGTAATTACTAGATCCTTTGTCAGAGCTAATCATTTTACCTCCACTTTTTAAGTTTGCAACTGGGGAACCACACAAACTTTCTACGCTATTTGGTTGTTTAAATGCCATTGTTTTTGTTTTTAATTGTCTTTTTTATAATCCTGGTCAGCATGATGTAATTGCTTTTTAGCATCATAAATTAATTCACGATCGTGAATCATTTCTTCTTTTCTTGAGTGCCTAGCATTACCAGTGTAATGACCAAAGTGTCCTTCTTCTTTCATTTTATTTCTTTTTATTTTTATTACAAAAGTTTTTAGCAGCTCCAACGCTTCCAAATCCCCACTTTTTTAAAGCCATTGCTTTTTTAGTTGGCTCTCCTTTAGCATCTTTCATTGCTCCTTGCATACCCGCAAATCTACAGGCAAAAGAAACTCTACGTGCGCTTTTACCCGTAGTTAATCTTTTACCTAGTTTTTTACCTGTTTCTTTAGTGTAATCAGAACGCATTGACTTGTTCTGTTTTTCGTAAGATTTTTCTGTAATTTTAAAAGGACTGTTTGATGTCATTACTATACTTTAATTATTACTTCTTTTCTTTAAGTTTTACCCACTTGGTTACTGTGTATCCGATACTTATAAGTAACAGAATAACTTTTAAGGTTACCTCTATATGCGTCATGCTTATTGCTAATGCTAATGCGTTGGCTGCCAGTAGCTTAATATCTTCTGTTGCCATCTGTTATTTTCCTTTAGCTAGCTGAGTTATAGGCCCTGCTTTATACATAGTAGGAGCTTTTAAAACTTGCATCCCCGTAATACCTGAACTTGATCCTTTACCGTGTAGTCTTCCTTCTTGGCTTAGTGGTCCATCCCATATATGAGATTCACCAACTACTCCACTAGATCCTTTAGCTGCTTTTTGATGTGCTTTGTCGTTGTGCATAATTTATTTTTTATTTATTAGATTCTTTTTTTAATCCTTCGTATATAGCAGTGTTGCCACTTTTATACACTTCACTGCTGGGTCCAAAAGCATCTTCTTGCTTATCAGACATAAACATAGGAGCGTTGCTCCCTAAAGACGCTTGTCTTGCGTTTATATCACCGTATATTTGTCCTGCCGTATTTTGAACGGTTTCACCGAACAAAGGCTTAGCTGCTCCTTGCTGGTTAGCCGGAATAGGTGGTTGCAATGTCATATCTGTGTTAGCTATTGCCGCAACCGCTGCAGGATTAATCATCTTTAAAGGATCTTTATAGTTCATAATTATCTATTTTTGTCGTTGTTTACGTTTTTTATTGCTGTGATTAATACTTTGTCTGTATATGTTTTACCTTTCATTATACTGTTTCTAGAACTAGTTGGGATATCTTCATCACCAAGCATAATACGATACATTCTTGCTATTAGTTGTTTACACTTTAACGAAACTTTGTAGATGTTGTATTTCTGTGTTGTCCTATTGTAGTTTCTAAAAACTACTACCCAACCGTCTTTTATCAACTTGTTCCAGCGTCTATTGTCCCAACTGTAAGCGTACGTACCGATTTTAAAATCTTGTTTTGTAAACATTCCCATGCAATCAAAGTATATAAGCAACTCTAAATCAGCATCGTTAAGCTTGTTATTTCTACAAGCCCATCTTCTAATTATCCGATAGTGTTTAAGTAGGTTTAAGTCCCTAATGTCACTAGCTTCTAATTTTCTCACAAAACAACTACAATATCCTGTATCTTAATAACAGTATACTGCTCTTTATCAAATTCTATTGCATGACCTGCGTGTCTATCGTAGTAGATTTCATCGCCTTCATTTAAAGCTTTTACTTCGTCGCTAACCGAGCGAATCACAGCTTTGATATATCTTATGTCTTCTCTATCTTTTTTTACTAAAAGCAATCCACCTTTAGTTTTGTCACCTGTAACTTTTACAGGTACAATTACTACGTTATTACCTATTGCCTTCATCAATTCTTAAGTTATTGATTACACAATCAGTTGATAATATTGTAGTAGCTACGGAAGCTGCGTTACGAAGTGCACTTTTGGTAACTAATAGAGGATCTATAATTCCTTGCTTAATCATATTTACCATATTACCTGTAACCACATTAAGACCTCTACCTTTACTCTTTGGTAATTCATATTCTAATATACCAGCGTTATCTAATATTGTCTTAAAAGGTGCTCTAATCGCTTCTAGTAACACTTCTTCTCCAGCTGACTTAGCAACTATGTTTTGTGAAGCATTTAACAGTGCAATTCCGCCTCCTGGAACAATACCTTCTTTTATCGCAGCCTTAGTAGCACATATAGCATCTTCTACTCGATCTGTTTTTTCTTTTAACTCTATATCAGAATTAGCACCAACTTGAACCACTGCAATTTTAGCTGATAACCTAGCTAATCTCTTTTCTAAGCGTATTACTGCTCCTGGGTTTTGTGTAGTTGATAAATCTTCTTTAATTTGCTCTATGATGTCTAGAATCTCTTCTGATGAATCCTGAACCTGTATAATAGTATCTTTTTCAGTTGTTACTGATCTTATGCAACTACCTAGAAGTTCTGGTTGGATTAAATCCATATCATCACCGAGATCTTCATTAATAACAGTTGCTCCTGTTAATAAAGCTAGATCATCTAGTATTTCTCTTTTATTAATACCAAAAGTAGGTGCATTTATAATGTTTACTTTGATATTACCTTTAGTCTTGTTCATAGCGAGCGTAGAAACGACTGCTGGTTCTACATCTGCAATAATTAATAGAGGTTTGTCATTTTTAATAACATACTCTAAAACAGACTGTATTTGTCTTACGTTTTCAACAGGTGATTCAATAAGAAGTACTGCAGCGT